GTTTCCCTGTCTACTGACGGCAATATAATTACTGCAGAGAATGAGCAAATGACTGACATGTGGATTGCAAACGTGTGTGACGTACTTGAAGGCAAAAGACCCTCGTACGTAATGAATCCGTCACCATTCAAACGCAAGCTTAGGACACGCGCCCGAGATCCTGAGTTGCAACACCTCATAGACATTGAAAGGAGTACAGGCAAAAATGAACTACAATCCGATACTTGACGGCAAGATACGTGAAATGATTGCAGAGGAAGAGAAGATAGGCAGATACAGAGTAAATGAGATCTTCTCTTCCGTACAAGGTGAAGGATTCTGGGTAGGTGTACCAGCAACTTTCATCCGTTTGCAAGGATGTCCTGTTGGATGCCACTGGTGTGATACAAAGTACACCTGGCCGACTGAGGCTGCACAGGGCAAGAAGTTGGGCGAGTCTATGACATACGAAGAGATTGCGACCAAAATTCAACACCCCCACATCATTATCACTGGGGGAGAGCCTACCATGTGGGACCTTGATGACCTCATTGATGCTGTCCGAAACACAAATGCGGGAATGGAGAACTTCGTGCAGATTGAGTCATCAGGACTTTCGGGCTTCAGGGGTAACCTAATACCTGACTGGGTTACGTGGTCCCCCAAAGCCAACATCAACTTCGACGGGTCCGAGGATTTTAAGATGTTCGTTGACGAAGTCAAGTTCGTTGTTGACGATGCGCTTGCCTTCAGCAATGTAGAAGGGTTGCTTGATTGGTATCGTAACTACAAAACGCAAAGGCTCGTGTTCAGCACACTGACGTTCATGGCTGAAGGATGCCCCCCTTCTCCTGAGTCGTTAAAGAGGGCAATGGCTTTCGCAAACGAGTTCAACGGATATCCCAAGCGTGTAATGGTATCCGATAGAATTCAATACAGAGCTGAGGTACGATGACTGATTTCCAAACCCACTTGGTTGAATTCCTGGAAGCAACCTTTCCGAACGTAGCATGGGATGACTCCGTAGAGGATACTGCATCACGTTGGATAAAGGCTATGCAGGAGTACACTCCACCCTCAAGTCCTGACTACAACTTCACTACGTTCGAAACCACAGTCAATCAGCTGATTGCGGTTTTGAACATCGAGTTCTCATCGCTGTGTGCACACCACCTCTTTCCCTTTTGGGGAGTAGCCCACGTTGGGTATATTCCTAACAAGAAGATGGTCGGGATAAGCAAAATCCCCCGCCTTGTTCATTACCTGTCAGAACGACCCCAAACGCAGGAAACTCTAACCCGCGAAATTGCTTCTGCGTTGAAGCACGGACTTGATGCAATGGGTGTTGCTGTTCAGATTGAGTCCAGGCATACGTGTATGTCATGTCGTGGAGTCAAGCAACGCAATGCTGTAATGGTAACCTCCGAGATGCGTGGAGTGTTCTTAACAGCCGAAGCGGCCAGACTTGAGTTCTTGCAGATCGTATCTCAAGGAAGACTTCGGTAAACGGAATGGACTGGATTGGAGCCGGACTAAACATAGTTGGTCTATGGCTACTTCCAAAGAGTCGCATGATTGCCATGTATGTTTACTTAGTCTCTAGCGTCATGTGGATAATATATGCAGCATATCATAACATATGGTCTCTGATACTACTGCAAATAGTGCTACTGCTTTTGAACATCCGGACCATAGTTATATGGAAGAAAGAGGCACAACAGTGAAGATAGCAAACATTTCCCCCCCAGAGCATATCAATACCCTCCGTCGAAGAGGGTATCACATGGCATTAGCGCAGTACCTGGGACGTCAGCCGGCCTATTTGGACATGTACAAGCAATTGAACCGTATGGGCATGTTCATCATTGTTGACAATGGGGCAGCTGAAGGGGTTCCAATGGAGTGGCATGACGTAGTTACCTTTGCCAATCTTATTCATGCAGATGAAGTTGTAATGTCAGACACCATGAAAGACGGACCTAAAACGTTGGAGTTGGCCAAGTCGATTCAAGCAGAGAACCTTATCTCGCCAAACAGGCGTATGGCGGTACCTCAAGGCAGTACCTGGGAAGAGTGGGAGGAATGCTTACAGCTTCTTACCATGTACTGCGACTTTACCTCCATTGGTATTCCTAAACATCTGGAAGGCTTGGAAGGTGGCCGTGTGCACGCACTTGAGCACATCATGACTGGCGAATATGGCTACTTCAACATTCACCTACTTGGGTGCCATGGTAACCCCATACGCGAGATCAAGACGCTCAAACGTTTTGGCTTCGTTCGTGGCATTGATACTGGTGCCGCTGTTGCGTATGCACAGCATGGCATTCTCCTGAACGAGCACGACGACGAGGTTGTACTGGAACACAAATCTCTATCGTGGGACATGCCTGCCGATGCAGAGATAGTCTTACAAAACATCTTCACCTTGGAGCAAGTATCGAATGGCCTTTAGCAAGCTTCCTGGTGCTAATTGCGGGGATTGTCCTTTACAAAGGTATCCTTGCGTTCCTAGCCATGGCTCCTCGAGCCCTGTGCTCATCATGCTTGGTGAGGCGCCGGGTGAACAGGAGGTTGCAGAAGGCAAGCCTTTTGTAGGGCCCAGCGGGCAACTGTTGCGCGAAACACTTAGAGCAGTGGGTTATGATCCAAACGATATGCATTATACTAATGTTGTTGCATGCAGGCCCCCGAACAATGCTACACCCGACTTTCTTGCCGTCGAGGCTTGCAGGCCAAGACTGGTACAAGAGCTTGAGCAATATGATGCACCCATCGTTGCTTTGGGCAGAACTGCTATGGCTACAACAAATGTCGAAGGGGAAGATCAGGGCATCTGGATTGACAATGACTGGGGGTATGTAATGCATACATGGCACCCTGCCTATGTTCTCCGTAAGGTTGATGAAGTGCACACCTTCTTCCGTGACCTGACAGCGACCAAGCTTGACCCTGTACAGGTAACGACAGTTGCCTCAAACCCCAAAGTTATTCATGTTCAGGACATCGACACCCTCAAGCATGAGCTATCGCGGATTCCTCACGGGGCCTGGGTCTCCACTGACATCGAGACGGATCAAGTGAATTGGTACCCAAGTAACGGTTACATTGGGGATCCCATCCTAATGATGCAGATGGCATGGAACCCCGAAGAAGGAATAGTCCTCGATGATGTAATGCTCTACGACACTCCTGGTGTTGTCGATGTACTTCGTGGTGCCCTAGCAGATAAAAGGATAGTCGGCCACAACTTCAAGTTCGACTCCGTCTTCTTGGCTTCTCACCTGGGTCTCAGATTAGATGCTACCTTCGATACCTATTTAGCTCACTATCTAATAAACGAGAACCTAAAGCACGGCCTAAAGGAAATTGTCAAGTCGGAATTGGGTATTCATGATTACGAAAAAGACCTCATAGCTAGGTACCTAAGTACTAGAAATGATCAGTACTCCAAAATACCTTTCGAGAAGTTGGCACAGTATGGTGTGTTAGATGCTACTTGTGTACTTCAGTTGCAGCCACGTTTCGAAGCAACTCTGATGGCAGAGAACATGATGGAATGGCCAATGAACAAAATCATTATGCCCGCCTCTCGGGTGCTTACCTCTGTAGAGCTCCGGGGTATCATGGTTGACGAGGATGCCATTCAGAAGGCAAATGTCATCTTCCTTGCTGACATGGAACAGAAAGCCAACGAGTTGAGGCAGTTGTGTGGTAGTCTTGGTCTCAACGTTGACTCGCCAGCACAACTGGCTGAGGTTATATATGACCACTATGTCTTTCCAGAACAGACTCACTGGAAAATCAAGCCCCGATCCACATCACATGATGCTATTGACAAATTTCGGGGTCATCCGTTTATTGACAAGTTACTCGAGTATCGAAAAGTGGCCAAGATGCAACGTGCCTATGTCAACAATCTCATCGGGTTCATGGGTTCGGACGACAGAGTGCACGCTGACTTTCGGATCCCAGGAACTGAGGTGGGTAGGCTCAGTGTTGCAGATCCCGCATTACAGACTGCCCCTAGACCGTCTGAATACTACGGTGCTGTAATTCGTAGTCTGTTTATTCCTAGACCTGGTTATGTTTACGTAATAGCAGATTACTCCCAGGCTGAACTAAGAGTGTATGCATTTACGACTCAGGACCCGTTTCTTATTAGAGTCTACAAGGATGACAGAGACTTGCACACAGAAGTGGCTATTGCAATGTTTGGAGCAAACTGGACAAAAGAACAACGCATGCAAACTAAGATGTTCAACTTCTCGTACATCTACGGAGGCAACGAACGTTCATTCGCAGAGGACGCAGGTTTAGACATTGCAATTGCAAGGGCGTTCGTCAAGAAGTATGATGAGACAATGCCTGTGGCCAAGAAGTGGAAAGGGTCACAATTCAAGCTGATGCAAGATACAGGAGAAGTGTCTTCTGTGTTTGGTCGAAAGAGAAGGTTCCCACTTATTACAAAGGACAACTACAAGGATGCGGCTAAGGCTGCAGTACATATGCCAGTGGCATCTACAGCAAGTGACTTGACCCTAATGTCTGGCATTCAACTTGAAGATGAAGGATTCAATGTTGTCCTGATGATCCACGATAGTGTTATCTGTGAGGTGCCGATTGGAGATGCCCAACGTATTGCCGACAGAATGGTAGAGGTAATGCGCTCGAATGGGGAGAAGTACTTACCCTCAGTGCCATGGAAAGTAGATGTAGAGATTCGCAACAGGTGGGCAGACTTGCCTCAAAAGCCTAACTAACATAAAGCCGATCTCGCGACCGGCTTCACTTTTGCTCCTCAACAAACAGTTACTCTCGACGCATTCTGACGTTGACACCCCTTGCACGTACCTTGATGGCAATCGGGTTGAAGACTTTAGTGTACAGTACGTTATAGACCAGGTACGCGAATGCAAGAATCGGGGAACCGATGGCCAACAGCTCCGTGACGAACATAAGTAAAGCTGCTGCATAGGTCCCGGCATCACCTGTCCATGGCGGCAGCGGAGGCCAAGTAACGGGCATCCACATTACTGCAAGAACTGTGGACGCCACATACAAGACAACCGAAACAAGCCAGCGGGGAGGCTGATACCCCTTGTAGAGGGCAAGCAGCTTCAATCCCCAGGTGATCACCAATGCCAACGATCCAAGAAAAACAAGTTGAGCAGGGGTTATTTCCATAGTATCTCCTTCTAAGGTTTGTAAAGTAGGGCCTGTGCAAGCTCGATCGGTAAGCGAGGAGCAAGACAACCGTCGGGATGACAGGCCCTACAAATTACTTCTTTGGGGGCAGAGTTTCGAACGGTACAGGGGTTCCTTTGAATTCTTCAATGATCTGTCTCTGCAACTTGGAAACGTAATTGCGCCACCTACGCAACTCTGCTTCCATTGCCGTTATATGTTCTGACATCTCGTCTATACGATTCCATGCCTTCTCCATACTTTCGGTTAGCTCTTTAATGGTCTGGGCACCCATAAGCTCCCGTTTATATGGAGCCTCACGTAGAGCGAGTACTAACATCACTATCGCGCCGACGGCTGTTAGAATCTGCGGATCTAGTTCCATTTGTCCTCACTCTAAATATGAATAGTACATAAGGCGTACCCAGAATTAAGAACCCTACAGGTCGTACAAGACTTGCATACTCAGCAGGACCCACAAAGCCAAATAGTACCCCAAAGTGCAGTATGCCTGCCCACGCGAATGCTCCGGCTAAGGTCCTATAAAACCATCGAGTGCGTACCAGCTGTATGTTTGAACGAAGGTACATAGAGTATGCCGAGGCAAAAGCCGCTGTGCCACCGAAAGCAAAGAAAATTGCAGTCGTGAGATCCATTACAGCTCTCCTCGTATATCCTTGTAGCAGGACAACTGCTGTGTTCCTACCTGCACCTGTGCTACAAGTCGGTAGAGAACATCCTTTTGCAAATTCAGTACTATGGGACTTGTAAGCTCAAAAGTGCCTCCATCATAAGAAGCCGCACCTGAGAGATTGCCGGCAGAAACATCACTGCCTGTTCCCAAATCCCAGAGTTTACAAACGGGTGAGGATGCAACGCCTTTACCTTCCAGCATGTTGTCGAGATGGAAGATGTAGACCACTTGTTCTAGCGTACCCTGCCCATACACATCAGGCTTGCCCTGTACTTGTCTTCTATTTACATCAGTCACGTTCCACCTCCATCTCTAATTCACGTGTGGCAGATTCAAGGTCTAGGTTCCTCAAAGACGACTCGAAACCGAGACTCCTTGGGGCCGTGTGCAAATGAATGATTTTGTATAGCACAGCAGTGCCTACCAACTCACCACGCCGGCCTTCAATCGACATTGCACCTATTACTGAAACTAAGCTAACACCAAACGCAGTTTGTCCAATACTGCCAACCAAAGTGGAAGGTCCTGCTGCAGCAATTACAATAATACTTGAGCCAACGTCGGCACTACGTCCTTCACCAACAAGCTGCCCTGAGGATGCCAATAGATTGGCACCCGTTGAAATGTTCCCAAGCAGGCCAAACTGGGTCAAGTACCCGACACTTGCATCTACAAAAATTGATAGTACAGTGGCGGCCGACCTACCTTCTTGCACTAAATTACCTGCAAGTGCAAGTAGATTCGAGCCTGTCGAAGTCGAAGCCTGATTTCCTGCTCCGGCCAGGAATCCCGGATTGGCCAACATGTTGATGCCAGCAACTGTTGTTACTTCAGCTACACGCCCCTCTTGTACCAGAGCCTGTGCAACGGTGGTAAGATTTACGCCAACCGAAACATCCGCGGCCCGGCCTTCTTGAACAAGGGCACTGTGCACAGCTGCAAGATTCACTCCGGTCGAAACGTCCGCGCGCGATGTTTCTTGAACGGCAGGTCCAAAGTTTGCTTGTAGTGTTACACTTGCACCAACTGAGACATCGGCCTGTCTGCCCTCTTGAACAAGTCCCGCTGCCAGGGAAGGAAGGTCAACCCCAATTGAAAGGGTGGCTTGGCGGCCTTCTTGCGTCAGGAACCCCGCATCGACAGGTAGCAATATTCCCGTAACAACAACTGCCTGGCGGCCTTCTTGAACAGACCCACCTCCAGTTGCCTGAAGATTAGACCCTACAGACAATTCAGTCTGCGGACCTACTTGTACTAGGAATCCAGGACCTGCTTGAAGTACTACACCCTGACCAAGAGCGAGGCCGTGCAGCTTGACGAGGGTCTCAATCATCTGTCCGGGGATGGACAGAAGGTCTACGCCCAGGGAAATGTCTGCATTGCGTCCCTCCTGTGTTAAACCAACTGCTGCGGAGGCTAGACTTATACCCACACTCACTTCAGCTGGACGGCCTTCTTTTATAAGATGGCCTGCATCCGCTTGAAGACTGATCCCAGTCGAAATATTAGATTGTCTGCCTTCCTGAGTTAACAGTCCAGAAAAGGCATCTATTGTAATCCCTACCCCCACTACTGCTTGACGTCCTTCGTCGACTAGCTGACCGGCGTCGGCACCAAGGTTCACCCCTATCGAGAGATCTGCCTTTGTGTCAGCTTGTGACAGGTAACCCGCGTTTGCCTGAAGGGTTACACCTCCACCAGCGTCAACGGGGTACAGCTCTGCTTCGCGAGGTAGCTGAACAGGATCAGCTGGTCGACGAAATGTATAGAACATTGGTTAGTTAGACGAATACTACCAGAATGCCAAGAGAACTCCATGTAATTTGGAATGTACCATTACTGGTAGACTGGTCACTTCCAAAGTTGCCCAAGAACAATAAAGGCGAAGTTCCGTCTGTGCCTGTGTCCTTGTAACCTACACAGTAGCGTGCAGTAATTGTGGAGTTTGGCCACGTCGTGTCTGCGGCGTCGATTTGCGTAATTGCACGTCCGGCTTCTGCCCAGGTTACAGTACCGTCAACAACGGTTTGGCCTGCAACTGTGGGCCATGTGGGTTGTCCTGCAGCGGTAGTGCCTGCAACGATACACTTGTATAGGTGCCCGTTACCTACTGTTGGACGAACCACATCCCCTACAACATATGCGGTAAGTGTTACCCATACGGTGGCCCAAGAGTCGGCCGGTGTGACTGTAATCGTCTTGGTGCCAAGAGTAGCACCTCTGGCCGTATAACCCGTTCCTACCACTTCATTGGTGACATCTGCTTTTGTCTCATGCGTGTCCAGGTTTGGGGTATACGCGCTGGTCGTGAGCATGACTTTGATGGTATCGGTAAGGTAATCGACAGCGAATGCGTCTGCACCCGACTCACCGCCCATCAAATTGGCTTGTGCCTTTGAGAACCACTTAAGTTCGAATGCCATTTAGGCCTCCTTATTACGGAATTTCTCTGAATATGATTTGAGCGGTGACGTTCATTGCAGCCGGCGCTGCTGGGAACTTCAAGGCAATGATGCCTGCAGGGATGACCTGAATCCGTTCCTCTGGCACAGGGAGATATAACCAACCGCTCAAAATGTTGAATACCTCGTTGACCATAATGTCGCCGTCTGTTCCTTCTGCTGAAGCGTTCGTTCCTGTTGCCGATGTACCACCGACTGCCTTTGCGGCCGCATCATTGGGTGATGTAAGCAAGGGTGTGAAGCTTGTTACCGTTGCAGCGGCCGTCTTGCGCAGCAACTGAATACGTTGCATTGCACTTGTGGTTAAGCTACTTTGCCAGCACGACACGCGCAAAAGTTCAAGTGCAGCATCTGCGCCTGCTTTGACCTGAAGTATTGTAATGGCAGTACTAATACTTACTGCGGTCATATTGACTACATATACACCTTTCATAAGGCCTCCTTACATTCTATATACCGCATTCTGTTCTTGTTTCAACACAATGTCCGGGGGGTGAGGATTTCCACCCATCACCCAACCAAACCAATTGTCTGCTACGTCAGCGTCATCCATAATAAAAGTGGCGCCGTCTTGGTTGACGCTTTTGATGTCCATGAGTGCTTGAACCGTGTCTGTTGTGGAGATGTTGATATATACTTCGTCGTGTTCCACTGCGAACGTAGTTTCTGAATCCGTAGTGGCATCTTCCATGAAGTGGGCCTGTGCACCCCTTTCAGTTGGGTTGGTAAAGGCCCCTATAGACACACTGGCGTGAGCTTGTACAGTATCTTGTGTACTTTCAACATCACAGTGGGACAATATCATTCCGCAACTGGGGGTAAAGTTCAGGCCATTTACGACTATGTCGGTAGTGGTATCCTGTTTGGTAAGCGATTCACCAATATCCCAAGATCCACCTTTGATGGCCAAGAACCCAAACCTTGTTAAAGCAGTAGGTGCTTCTAGCCAGTTGAGCACAAATCCATCAGAGTTCATTGAGCTAATGGCCGCTCTTTTGGTGATTGTGACCGCGCCCGATATGCCCGATTGTACAACACACTCTGCACCCGTATTGAGCCCGTAACGCTTGGCTACCATTGTCAATTCACCGTTGTGTTGTGCCGACATTGCAACAATACCTTTAGTTGATGACATGCCCACACCAAAAGCGATGTATGCACCATTAGAACGTGTTTCTACTGCACCACTACCTGATGTCCAGAAGAACACTATGTCAGGCTGAAATCCAACGCCTGTAACAGTCTGATTGCCTGGAGCACTCACCGTGGGCCAGTCTGCTACATATGCAGAAATGTCGCCGCCAAGAGCCATATAGTGAATACGTAGTGAGTATGGAAACGCATCATCCACTACTAAAGTAAATCCACCACTGTCAAAGCTCTGGAAGTCCAACGCCCCTTCGAATGCCCCCGTAATGCTCTGTATTATTACGCAACGAATGTTGGAGTACATGGAATCAGCGTCTGATGATGCCGATGCGTCTTCAGATTGTACGTTGGCACAACACCGTTGGGTCGTGGCAGTAGCAAAACCAAAACCTTGTTGATCAGTGCCGTTCACAACTTCGTCTACGCTGGCAGCCGACTTGGTCCACCACAAGATAAGGGCTTTTGGCTGGAAGCCAACATCATTTACAACAACCGTTGTACCGATTGCACCCGTACCGCTACTGAACGCACCGACCTTGGTGAGCAATGACATCAGATGTTAAGCCTTATCCTTATCTTAGAAGGAGTCGAGTAGAGTGGAGCTCCGTGCTCTGCAAGTATGAATACTTGTTCAAACATAAAGATGGTACGAAAACGCTTCATGTCGGTTCCTTTTACCGTAGACATAAGTGAGTCAAACTCGGCTTGTGCGGCTGCATCCATTTTGTAGTACGTTTTTGTTTGTTGTACAGTACGAGGTCCAAATACGATCTCAAAACATGACGCTGCAAACTCGTGTACTGATATCTTGGGATCTTCTAGTCCCATAAGACGCTCAACTAGGGACATCATTACACTGCAATAAATCCAACCACGCCATCTTGACCATTGGTTCCATCAAATGGGCCCGAAGTATTTCCTATGCCACCGGTTACCTGAATAGTTCCGGGGTTTATGGCCTTGCGGTAGAAAATGGTTACCTGGCCTCCTGCTCCTCCTCCTCCACCCCCCGCTTCATTGGGTCCGCCTGATACTCCACCATCACCTCCCTTACATTGCACGGTGCCCAGGTTATTCCACACATTGGAGTGAATGAGTATCATTCCAGCACCACCGCCACCCCCACCACCTCCACGGGTGTTTGAACTGCTAGTGGGGGTGCCGCCCATGCCCCCCCTAAAACCCACAGTACTCTGGACATCAGTCGGTTGGATCGAAAGTGCTTGGCCTGTTGCACCACCCCCGGAACCTCCAGAGCCTGCTCCCCATAGATGAGATCCTATAGGCTGGACAAGCAACCCTTTGGCAGTTGAGAACGAGGAACCACCCCCTCCGGACATAGAATGGCCTGGTGTACCATCAGTTCCCTTCGGAAGAAATGCTCCAGGAGCACCTGTACCTGCTGCACCACCATTTCCAGACGTGTCACCATTTCCACCGTTGGTACCGCTGGCCTGAATGCTGCCTCCGGACTTTATCCACAGGTATCCCCGAACATAGACTTTGTAACCTGCGGGTTTGAGTATGCCTGACGAGGTGACTGTCAAGTTGTTGTAGTTCATATCACGGGTTAGTGTTATTGTTGTTGAAATGGTCACGTCGCCGTCAGCTCCGTCGCCGTACCGATTGTCTTCGTACGAGAACCTACGTATATCGTACACATTGCCTGCAGTAATGGTTGACACACCCGCAAGCACGTTGACGTATGCAAGCGGCATGTCTGTCACTGTGGCAGTATCCGTAATTGCAGGAATAGCAGGATCTGCTGCAGGTGTGCCAGCGACTACTACGAAGTCAATTGTGTTGGCAGTTTTATCTAGCCTAGCAACTACAACGTCAATGCGTGGATTGGTCGGATCGGACGCACCAATGTTTAGAGACTCCTGTGCATCACTTTCAAAGAAAAACCCCTTTATCCACGCTTGGCCTGACTTGACCTTTACAACCATGCCGGAGCTGTCTCCGAAAGGCTCTAACATGTTCAGCTGTGATCTGAAAACCCCTGTTTCTTGCCATGAGGCAGCCATCTTTGCCCATTGAGCCTCAACAATGGATGCACCAGCACCCGCATCAAACGGGTAGTATGTTTTTGTCATCGGACCTCCAAGTTTCTAGTCCTTCTGGATATTGCTTGCAACAATTCATTGGTTCTAGTTGCTCTATAACCTTTTCCAAAGCTACCCAGTGTTGCATGTTCATGTACGTCATCCTGTGTAACTAAAATGCCGATCTCTTGAATAAACGACTCAAGTACCTCGCCATCAATAACAGCCGTAACAAGGTCTCCAAGGTAATAGTCATCGTAAGCACGCATGTTTTCAACTGCCTGTACCCCAGGTATAATGTGAATGTTAAGGTCACCTGCTGACCTTTCAGAAAGCGTTTCATCTCCGCTCTGCTCCAATTCCGACACCACGGTTGTGTTTCGTTGGTCGACGAAGGTCTCAATCCGGCCGGTTTCGTTTATACTTGCCTGGTCAAGGCGTTCGACAATAACTCTTGCTGTTCCTTCACCACCACCAGCCACCATTGCAAAATTGAATTCCGGTGAACGTGCCTCGTATTCATACTCCTTCAGATTGTCGAGCTCACGTGAGAAGATTATGAAGGATGTTAGGTTCGACGTGGAGAAGAACCTGAGTGTCATGTCTACCACTTCGAAGCCTATTCCCGAAGGCAAAGTCTTTTCCCTGCACAGGTCGAGTAGATTGTCAAATCTTGCTCGTGCAGTAACAGTACCTCCCCGAGCTAGATTCGTTTGTAGCAGTATGCCTTGTTGTCTGTTGGCTGGCGCGTTAGGTCCAACATTGAGTCTAATGTAGTCACGTACAACTGTTTCACATGGTCCCGTCCTGACGTCGTGTGTTTGGGTACTGAAAGGAGGTCCAGACAGTGATGGGTCAGGATATGCTAAAGCAGCAGCAACATAAGCAAGATCACAGGTTCCAATGAGTGTGCGTGCGTCCGTTTCAGCGTAAGTCCATTTTCTACTTATGTGTCTCAGGGGGCCGGAAAAAACAGATACTCCGTCGCGTGTCACTTGGATCCGAGACTTCCACGATAACGTGGAGGGTATTCTCGGAACTGTTGCCTCCCAGCGACCCATGCGGAGGAAACGTGAAGCAATTTCTAATCGTGTATACTCAAGTTCACCGACACGAGTAGTCCCATCCATTAGGAAAGCGTTGTAAACGGGAGATGTCATAAACTCAAGTACCTCTCGTTGAATGTGAGCTTCACTTCACTGTTTGAGTCAGTATTGCTCATCGTAATACTTACTGTCTGGTCCTTCGGGCTGCCATCATCGTTGAATGTCAGTGGCCACAAGGAAGAGTCCACGGAGATGTCCGGGAACTTATTCAGACTACCCACAACAGCACTCTTTTTTCCTGGCCGTGTGTCGATGACTAGTGTCTCTCCAACTTGTAGCACAGTGGTAAACTGTAGCTTCTTGCCTGTAGCGAGGTTTTCAAAGAGAGGATTTGTTCCGGGTCCTTTAACTTCCCAAACAGGCCACGCATCCAGTGAGCCTCCATTTGTGACAATAGTATTACCAAACACATTTCCCGCAGAAAGTACCAAGGGAAAGAATGGAAAGAAGTTTGTGGGGGCAGCGGTAGTATATATAAACACTTTTGCGGTAGGGTCATACCATGCCGGATCCAAACACTTTATGGCAAGAGGCATCTCCATCCACAATGTATTGTATGTGTCCTGCGAACGAGAGCCTTCCAGTCCAGTGAAGTAGATTCCTTTTATATGCCTTACTGCACCATCCTGACGGGTTACCTGTAATGTTCCTTCTAAGCCCTTGACTGAATTGAACGCATTGATTAGCGTCTGCACAGCCGCAACGAATCCTGCTTGTGTTTGAGTATCAATGTAAATTGGAAGGTCCAAGATTCGAGGTTCAAGTCGTACCCGAGAAACCATCGCATGCGTCTCGTAGTAGTCCAGTATTAGGGACGTCGGAGGCATGTACCACCCATCATCGGGCAGTACAATTTGATAGTTGTCTGCACCCGAAAGGTTCAAAGGGCTACCTGTGGGCGGTTGCCATACTACAGTCATTTCAGTCATATGCCAACCTATTTACGGCCCACTTGATTGTTTCGGGGGTCAAGTTTGTGTCGCGCATATTGATGTCAACATTTTCGATGTACGTGCCCGCACCCCTGCCTCGCACACGGCCACCTTCTCCGCCCGCGGCCAAATCCGGGGCCATTATGTTGAACGCTCGTGCCAGTGCGTTTGTTCGGCTCAACTCTGCGTTGATCCCTGCGAGCGATCTTTCGAATGGCGAAGGACTTTTACCCATAAGAGCCTTAGGCACTACAATACTAGCCAACTTAGTTATTAGATTTGATACCGTGCTCGAGACTCTGGACACGACCCCAATCAGTCCATTGAAAGCTCCAGACACAGCTCCTGAAACGTAACTCACTACTCTCTGGAACGCAGCAATGAGCCTGTTTACCATATCAGTTACAATAGAATGCCCAACAAGTCTGTCAGACAGATTTTGGAAGAACCCGATGATTGTCGTTACGAAACCTGACACGAAACCCGCAATGGCTGCAAAGGGCTGTGCGATCATTAGCACTATTGCCCTCAAGCCGTTGGAGAACACCATCTTGATGCCTTCCCACAAATCATTCATCCCCTTCTTTAGTTTTTCACCATTTCCAGTAAAGATGCCTATGATGATGTTCCAGAGACCTCCAAGTACAAGTCCTATGCCCGCTGCAAATTTTATTAGCGCGTTGGTTATTTGTGCCTGAATGGCTATCATCATTGCAGCCATTTGAATGAAACCCCCAATTATTCCTGCAACGAGGGATATAAGAATTACGATTACTGCTTCGATGACGGGTAGAATAAACACAAAGAAGTCTCCCATCAGGTTGAGGTTTTCCATGATTGTGGGCCAGCTTCCTTTGATTGTGTCCACGAAGGAGTCGATGGCCGGTTGTAAACTTTCCCAGAGTGCCAACACAACAGGCATTACATCTTCGAAGATGCCCCGTAGCTGCTGCATGGCAGCGGGAATATGCATGCCAATAATGATTGAGGCCTGTGTAAGGTATGGCTCTATTACTGCCCAGACGCTTGCAACGATGTCGCGGATACCACCCCAGTTGTTCGTCCATGCAAGGTATAGAAGGCCCACTGCGATTATTAGAAGTGTGAGGGGATTGAGCAACAGGCCCAGTACTGAGACTATTCCCATTAGTGCAGAAGCGAAGAGGGATATTACGGCGCTAGCAACAATGGCTGCAAAGGCGGCCTGTATGATTCCCATGTTTTCGTGAATGATTATGGAAGCTGTTTCGATGCCTTTGGCAATATTGTCAATGACCACGCCCACCATGGGATCAAGATCGAAAGCCTTTGCGAATGCCTCACCGATAGTGTCACCAGTTTTCATTAGGGCAAACAGTTCTGTAATGTTGGCATATATCTCGTCCAACTTCTTGATGGCACGTTCTGTGGATGCTCTAATTCTTTCACCCCACTCTTCAAGTAATCCACTATCCCTTAGCTTCATAAAGTCATCTAGGATTCTGTTCAAGAACACGGTGACCACATCAGCAGCAGGCCCGAGGATTTTCGGCATCGTCAGAGTAAACACATCCTGGAAGGTCGACTTCAGGCCTGACAAGGTGCGTGCAAGGCGTTCTGATGCACCCTCGAAGTAAGTCTCTGCGTACTGTGCATACAGACGAGCAAAGTCCTGCCACGTAATCGAACCGTTGGCAATTGCCTCGTTGAAGTCCTTTTGGTTTTCGACGGTGACGCCCATTTGCTGTCCCACATACTTCAACACAGAACGTAAGTCGAATCCTGCTAAAGCTAATTGGCGTATGTCAAGGGCAGTGACTTTACCTTGCAAGCGGATTTGGGCAAGGTTGTAGGCCATACGATTCAACATGTCATTGTCTGCACCAATACCTGCAGCCATGTTAAGCGTTGCTTTCGTGAATAGCTCGGCTTCATCAGATGCAAACCCAAATGCCATTGCCTGGCGAAAAGTTTGTGTTACACCTTCATATGTGAATGGAGACAGGATAGCCAGCTTAGCTAGCTTCTCCATAAGTACGTCTGCGGGCACTTGAACTGATTGGAGAGCTGCTTGGTATGCACCGGCAGCAATGGTTCCGTCTTCGAACTGTTTCGAGATTACCTCACGAGTTAGAAGACTTTCAAGAGTGATCTGCATTCTCTGTACCAACGCAGTCGATTCGATTGCAGCTGTGCCTATGCTTGTAATTCCGTCAGCAATGCCCCACAGAACTCGCGATACGATGATGCCCGTCGCGATCTGCCCAATACGAGAAAACGCACCAAGGATTCCCCCCATCACTCCTGAAACTTGGTCGTGTCCCTTGAAAATCAGGTCGAGATTATAAGTAGCCATCAGTTCCTCTTGAACTTAGCGTACCGCTTCTCTTCAACCTCAGCCTCAGCCTGGATCATGGCCAACGTCTTGGCGAACATTTTAAAAGGCCTCTTGACAACCTCGTCAGGAGGTAGATGCCACTGATCTCTTCCTACTAGAAGCACCAGATACTCCAATGGAGGGGAGCCCTTGGCCCAAAGGTGCGTTATAGTGGCAAGTCTGAGGTCAAAGTAGGGCCCGGTGTGGATGCCGCCATCTTCTCCATTTCACTGGCGAACGCGTCCATGATTTCGTATATTGCCTTCAGGGGTAGCTTCTTGATTGTCTCGAATCCCTCGACCACGCAACACTGGTCAAGGATTTCGATTGACCTCCGGAATCCAACTTTACTCGAAGCCTTGTCTTTGACGTTACTAGAAGCTACGTCCTGAATGAATAGTGCGTCCTCGATGGTAATGTTCTCGAGGTCGACTGTGATGCTGTATTTCTTTACCACAGAGTCGGTCATTGTGTGCTCCTCAGCTTGCTTACACTTGGACGGATTTGGTGATGCCGCCCACTTGCAACGTCCACTCGTTCATGATGATATCACCAGGTGCGACGTCACCTCCTGGATAAGGTTGGGTGATTACGTAGCCATCACTGGAAGTGTACACGTACGACCCGGCTACGAAGCCCTTCGGAGCCCATTGCACACGGCCCTTAACTTTGTTCTCGTAGCAGTTCCGGAGTTTCTCGAACATCTCACCCGGAGTTTCCGTGTACACGGTGGAGACCTTGACGTTCGTCAAGTTCCGTTTACCGACACCAACCAACGGAATGTCACCATCGGCAGTAAAGCGCGTACCAAAGTTGCGCTCACCACCCTCTACCATCAGAGTGGACATGTGCCCGCTGATGTCAACGTAGTTCGAGCCACCGTCATCGCTGAATTTGGCTCGAACATCGACAAAGGAAAAACCACCAGTAGTTTGGGTCATTGTTCAATCTCCTTCTTGTGTGTTTTCTTTGCCACAGTTACCTCAGGGGTAACAGCAGCCACGGCCACGGCCTCGGCAGGCCACTCACCAAGTACTTCGAGAAGGCCCGCATCGCGGCCGCGTATCATAGCCTCTTCAGGCACAGGCACAGTGTTTTCTTCTCCCGCGAGGATGAGTTCTCGTGTTTCAGGGATCCAGATGTTTGCTGCCGCACCTGCTCTAACTTTATATGTCTTGCTCATATCACGCTCCTAGAACGAGTTCTTGAATAGCAAGGGAATCATTTCCACCAGATAGTCATTGCCACCTAATGGAGCCCTTTCAACTAGTGTACCACTTTCGATGTATTCGAGTGACGTCCACAGGCCTTGCTGCTTAGGATTGTTCTCTACTGCGTCCTTGACGCCTGCTTCAATGTCATCGACCAGATCCTCGGCCATCTCTTCGGTCCATTTAGGATTCTGTGGGTCGTAGAGTATGACCAACGAGTAAACCACAATTGTGAACTGAGCCATCTTCTGTCTTACTGTAAGAGGAGGCCTTTGCGTCGAACCACTAGTTATGTACACTAGGGGTGACTGGCCTTTAGGCTCTGCAAGTCTAGCCTTTTTCACGTTTGCTGCTGGGACCAAGTCTGCTAGTGCGGTCTGCAGCAGAGGATGAAAGGCTCGTCTTATTGCTTTGCGGTTGGTAAGCAGCAAGTCAGTCATGGTCGGGGTATTCCTCTGGTCAAAGCACGCATGCCGTAAGTTTCAGCAAGGTGCCCTTTATCTTGCAAGGTTCTTGCAAAGAAGGCGTGGCTACCTCCTCGTGCATGCTCATAAGGTCCATAGATGTGCGGCCACTGCAAATTGCTCTGCCCTCTTCGGTACACGATACGAGGATTAATGTATACGTGACCTGTAGAGGTATGACTGTCATACTCCCACAAAAACGAATCTGAGAGGTGGCCAGTCAGCCTGTGTGCAATCGTACCGGCATACGAAGTCCAGGCTTTCAAGACATCGTGTGCGGTATCTCGTATTATGCCCCTGTACCAGTTACTGTCAGCCATCGTCCCAATTGCACGACGCACCTTGGCATAGTTGGTAGCAGTTAGGGTAAGAGTGAACGAAGCAGTGGGCATCAGGCCTCAGGTGGTCTTTTGTAACTCCAACACCAGTTGAATCTGGGCTCCCGGCCAGTCCATTGGAGCCCTGACTTTGAACGTACGTTCGGTGTGCAACTCGATTACGTCGTCACCGTTGAGGATCTTATACTCAGATGTAACAAATGCCTCGTACAAGTCAATGGGGCTATCTGTCACTTGACGCTGCAGCGTTTCCCTGCTTATTGGATCTATTGGCGTAATGGGCATGTTCTCGTACACAATAATCGGCTCACCACGAATTCCTGTCGTTTCATTGACGGGAGGAGGTCGTTTTACTCTTGCCCGATTACTGAACATGCGACTAGACGCCTTGGACTTCAGCATCATCCGAGTATCCATCTCTCTTTATGAATCCACCCACGAACGACACTCCACCCTGCCCTGCCGATTCAGTTTCTTCCTTGGCTCTCTTTGACAGTGCTGAGCTTACCTGGGAGAACGATTCTTTGCGGGGCCCCACTGTTGTATCAGGTACGACTGCCCATTCATTCGCAAGAACTTCAAGCAGAGCAGCTATCGCATTGGAGGTAGAGCCTTCCTTGGTGAGGATGGTTTGGATCTCCTCGTCCGAGTAGTTGTGCATATCCGGACGAGGGCCTTCGTCATCCTTTGTATCACCAATCTTGAGGCGAATATACCCAATGTCGGTGGAGGCGTCGTAGGTGAATGTCATAGTGTTACTTTTATAGCTGCAACGGTGACGGATGTGATGGCGGAGAAGTCGACGTACACCTCTCCAGCACCCTGATTGAACGCTGCAGGACTGAACGGGCCGATTATCTTCTCGGACCCGTTGGACACAGACACGATGTCCTCTGCGACATCGAGACCTGCAAACTTTGCTGGAGTCTGGCACGTCACATTGATTGGAGCCCCACCACCGTTCTTTACATGCAGGACAGTGGAACCGTCGTTGGCAATTGAGTGCCCGTCGACGTTGGCTGCAGTGAACGCAGGAACAATTCCAGCAAAGGTGGGGGTCTGAACGGCGAGTACGGATCTAGCCATAAAGCACCTCTAACTTGGGAGAGTCAGTTACCGGTTGCTGTTACGTAATAACCGGGTTGACGTAGTTGCCAGCAGCAGCTGCGAAATTGGCAACACCTGAAGTGCGCTCGCCAATGCCCATGCCGAATGTGAACAGCGCGATGGAGTCAAGTAGCGGGAAGCGCGTTTCGGTGGCAACGAGTGACAGGCCAAGCGGGAACCCTTCTTCGAAGCGAACCACCAGTGGGTTGTTTGCGTTGTTGAAGCCGCCCGGCTTAAACATCCCGGAGTACAGGGTGGGTAGCCGCGATGAGTACTTCAGTCGGGCCCAGCCACGATCCGTTTCGATGAGGCCGAAGTATGTCTCTTCAGGGACAGCTGCTCGGGTTTCAACACCTGCTGTCGACAGGACCCCACGTTCCGGCTTGCGGAACTCTGTCTGTGCAGTCCACGACGCGATGTCGGTCTCGGATACGATCATGTCGAACGGGGGGCGATGTCCATGCTCAACGAGATGGTCCATCATTGCCTTGATGGCAGCTGTACGTCCTGCCGCGTCGTTAGTGTTACGAAGATAGTGTTGATGCGCCGCTGCGAAGATCTTCCCTTCCCAAGTGGGTGGAATGTACTTTGCGTCACCAGTACCACCGTCCGCGAACGGAAGCGACTTGCCAGTAGTACCAACAGTCTCGACGGTGTTGCTGAAGAGACGGGTCATCGTCTTTTTCTGCCACGTATTGCGGCCGCGGTTGATGAGTGCCCTGATGTCGGCATCTATCATTGCCATACGACCACGGCGAAGGGCAAGGTATGTCCAGCCAAGAGCACCACCATAATCCTTCATCGGAATCATGTGACCAGTCAGGTCACCAATGATAGGATCAGGACGCTCAAGTTCGGAGTACTCCGGGATCTCCGAAGAATCACCACCAATGTCGTACTCGGTTTCCAACAGGGTGGTCGTCCGGAGCAGTCCTGCCCAGTAGCCCGTCGTTAGTGAACGATTGAACAGGGCAAGGGCAGTACCGATACGGGTAACGACACGGTCGTAAGTCGTGCCATCCTTCATGGCGAACTGCTTGAGATAAGCCAGATCCCATGTTGCGGGGAGGGTGATCAGATGTTTGATGTCTGAGTAACCAAGTTTGACGGTCATGTCATCCTCCTTATACCAGATTCACCTCAAGCCATAAGACATTGTTCGCATCACCAATGCCTACGACTTGAGGGACAGTGCCGGCAGCATCAGCAAGCTTGCCCGCAGTGTTCGAGGCAAACGCTTTTGCTCCAGCTACAACAGTGAAGCCGGCAGTAGGCCCGGCACGCTGAACGGATACACGATCACCCGCTGCACCAGCAACGGCACCTTCCGTTCCGATAGCCACGATGACACCCAACGAGCACATTGTGCCCGCTGCGGCAGCATTTGACTTCCAGAACAGGCCGTCGTTCTTCATCATGACGGAGTCACCTACTCCAGCCGCTTCTCCGAGGGCTCCGCCTCGAATAACAGCACCGGAAAGGGGACGTACGTCAGCGGCAACAACAGTCAAGTCAGCCATAACGTTTCTCCTTATCGTTATTCAGAATCTAGTCCGAAGTCACGAGCGACTTCTGACACGTACTTATCCGAGATCTCTACAGGTGACCCACGAGTCGTTGCATTGATGTCAGGGGCCTTCTTCTTGTCTGCCTTCAAATATGACCTGGCTTTCAGTTGGGTCTTGATGGAGTCCTTCACTGCATCAGCAATGTCGTCGTCATCAAGATCCTCTTCTACCAGATCTTCAGCAACGAAGCTAACAAGGTCTTTACGTGCTGTTGGAGATGCCAGTGTTACCTTCAACTCGCTAAGTGCGTCATCGACTAGGTCGCTAACAGCACTGCGTCGGAGCTTCATAGTCATCTGCTCGTTCTTCTTTCTCTCTGCAGCTAACTGCTTCTGAAGCTCAGCATCCCCACCATCAGCCTTCTTTACGGGGGTGGTGGTATCCTCTGTGGACGGTTCTCCGCCTTGCGCTTTGATCAGCTCGCGAATCTTTTTCTTGCGCTTCACGGACTCTTTGGTGACTTTGGCGAGGCTTGCTTGCAACCTTATAGCCACTTTTTTCAGCTCGGCGGGATCATCAGGAAGACTATCGTCATCTTCCTCTGAGTCAGTTTCCTCGGTCTCGGTCTCGGTTTCGTCCACTGACTCAACTTCTTCTTCGACGACTTCCTCGGTCTCGAGATTGTCGTCCGGCGCTTCCGTGCCGTCACTTTGTTTCTTGGTTACTGCTCCCATCTGGGGCCTCCTGTTTTGGTTCTGATGCGGCTTCCAGCTTTTGCTGTTCAGCTCGCATTTGCTTCATCTGGGCAATCTTCTTACTTGAGTAGCCCAGTTCTCGCCATATTTGTTCTTCCGGAATGCCAAGATTCTTTTTCTTCTCCAGGGCTTCCAGCTCATCAGTTGTCGGATGTAATCTACTTCCCCAAATTAGTGACAACTCAGCTTCTGAGTTCATCGACTCTTCACCGAACGTGTTCTGCAACTTGAGTGACATGTCGAAGCACTGAAGCCAGGGTTTGGTGACAAGAGAGCGACGGAGTGCAACCTTGTTGTTCAGGGGCTCTTCTTGTTGCTTTAGTGTCTCATCGCTAGCTATGAGTTTCGTCGTGATCACACGGGTGACAGGCGTTCCGGAGGTCAGCGCAGACCAAATGATAAATGTCTGGGTGAGCTCTGAAAGGCCGTCGATTGACTCTTTTGAAGGCTCAATTGCATCGAATGACGCTTCAGTTTTCGGCCGGGTGGTACCGATAATCTTACCAGGCTCGATTTCAGCCCAGTTCGACCTGTCTTCTTTCGGTGCCTGACCGTCCGTTGTAGGAATCCATCCCAAAGCTACGTAAATACGAAAGGCTGTTTGATCTGACGTCACTAATGCATCAATGGCACTCTTGTTAATTGCGTCCTGAATTACCATAACGTCTTCAATTTCCGACATACCACGTTTGTTCTGGAAATGGAAGACCGGAATGCCTAAAGGTTCATCTTCACTATCGACCCAAGAAATGGGCCACTCTCCATCGTCTGGATCAACTCGCGGAAGCCACTCAATGGTGTCTTCCCGTTGATACTTCTCGATTCTTTCAGGATAATATCTCACTTGGAAATCAATAATGTGTCCTTCTTCATTGTACTCAGACCACTGCTTGACTGCAAACAGGGGGTCAAGGTTTGTATCGTTCTGGGGGTAGAAGATTCTGCAACCAAAACCCTCTCCACCAGCGTCTGTCGAAGTCCACGTATTCGTCGGAATCCAAACGGGTCTGTTCTTTTCGTTATCCCAGGACACGATAACAAAATGTTCGCCGTCGACCAAAGTACTCTCATGCACATCATCCTGCACCGCATCCATATTGTTTTCGGTCCATACTTTCTCGGCCCACGTAATAAGGTCCACATCATCACAGTCGAACCCTTTTACGTTCAACTTCTCCGTTACGGCTTGAATGACTACAGACACCAAGTTTAGAGTAAACTCAAACCCACTGGCCATAGCGGGCAGAAACTCCTTCAACCTGTCAGACACTTTTGCCCCTTGCTCACCGAAATAGTATTTTCGAAGAGCCACAATCCTGCTTTGATGTCCAGTTTCCAAAGCATCTAGTACCTCCAAGTTCATCAAATCTACTGAAGGAGGAGGAAAGGGCGTGGAAACTGGTATGCTTTCAAAAAGAGTGTGCGGCATGTTATGGATAGTACGCACTTGGGGGTGGTGAACCAAGTGGTAAGGTAACAAGATTTGCTAAAGGCACTTCGACAGGACGTCGCGAGATGTGTGGCATCCAGACATATGGTCTTCCGTCATTAGTATACGGTCTAATTATTCCATGCGGAAACGGCACCGTGTGGCCTTTCGCATTTGTAATTGTCGCTCCGAAAAAGTACTCTCTGTTGTATTCCGGAGTAAGGAGATAGTCATCAAGCTTGACATCCTGCACACGGGTTGGATATAACCTTCCAGGTTTCAACGGAGGATTGCTCCAGCCGTCAAACATCACTGGCACTAAAACATTGTCAGTTGTGAGGGACAAGGCCTTTCGTAGACCTTTGAAGCTACCTTTAAAGATTGCACTGACTGAGTCCTTGAATGCTTGTACGAGACTGAACTTTGTCGTGCCAGACATTGCGGAACGTGAGCATGTACGCACTCTGTCCAAATCAGGGTCAGGACGAGTCAAGTCTCTAAGAAGTAACCAGCTGCGACGTAAATCATCTACTGCCCTGTTACAAAATGCTAATGCTGGTCCAAACAGGGCATCTACATACTGGGCAGGCATTCCTTCATTGATGGCATAAATGAAGAACTGCAACTGCATTGTGACGGGAACCTTATGATCCGAGTACGGCCAGACAGCGGGACAAGGAGCACAACCGCGCGTGTGCCCCCATACCTCCATGTCGTCTTTGTGCCGACGATAGAGAACTGCAGGCATGGGCTCGGGCTGCACAGGCCGAATGATCTTGACGCTCCCGCGCATGTTCACTTGGGTCATCCTAAGGCATCCGGATCTGGAAGGAACGTTGCGAACTTTTTGGCGAGTTCCACTTCAGCCGATTCATATTCTCCATCTAGCTCAGCCGATAAGCCTAAGAGAGTTGCAAAAAGCTTGCCCTTTACTGACGGAACGGGGGTGGGAACAGGTTCAGTCACTTCTTCCAGTTTCATATAGTACAAGGGCGGGATAAGATCATTGTTGGTGATTGCGGTGCACATTTCGGAAAGTGTGTGCAGGGACCCATCGGCCTTGTGTATCTCACTGAACTTGATGCGTTCTCGGGTGTCGGTGAAAACTGTACCGTAAACAACATCATTTACTCTGAGTGCTGCCACAATGTCACCAATGGCATTGCGTACATTGACTGTGTAACCAAGCATTGTACCTTTCATAGTTCCTCCTGCAGGGGGCACGGGAGTGCCGTTGATGTTGAATCTACTGTACAGTGCAGTCTTGTCGCCGTTGAAGTAATTCAGGTCGATGTTCAGGCTTTCGACACCAAACTGGGATCCAGGTCCATGAGAAGTATACTGCCAGAAAAGCCACTCGTTCACTGCCCATGGCAATGGGACCTTCGGGGCAAGTACGTCGTAATTAGCTACCCATAGTGGGTAACGATGGAAATAGTTCAGTTCTGATGATGTGGCCCCCAAAGTGTATTCTACCCAGTAATAGAAGGCAGTGTAAATGCCTATCTCTTTATCACCCACTAGTTGGCGGACCCGCTCAAGGAAGTCATACCAGTGTCTCCATCCTTTGTACGGGCCGCCGTATCTTTCTTCGAAGTCACCGAACATAGGAAGCTCGCCCCGATCGTTCCCTAGCAAAGTGACCCACTTCTCAGCCTGTCCCTTTGGGTCGGAGCGGCTATCGTACAGCCAATAAGAACCTCTGGGGAGGCCGGATTCCTTGGAGTGTAGCCAATTGTATACCCAGTCAGGATCTGCCCACGTGTTTTGTCCTGCGCGAATAATGACGTAGTCAGCAGCTGTAGCCATCTTGGCGAAGTCGATTTGCTGTGGGGTCTGGTCATCATCCTGATAAAACGAAACATCAGGACCTTCGGACCGTACGGGCAAAAGGGTTCTTTGGATAGCTTTTCTAACTGTATATGGTAGGTGCATTGCGCATCTTCTCTGCTAGTGCCTCGCGACGGTTCTTCATCACGTGGGGCATATTGGTGTACTCCATTGCGAACGACTTTGCGAGGCGCATGCCCAAGCCGCACAGGGCCAAACAATATGAGGTTGCGAAGTCGTCAAGCATTCCGTCCGGGGCACGAAGGGTTTCTCCAACGATTGAGAGGAGCTGGTCGTTCGTGGTTTGGCTGTGTATCTTCGTTGCCTTGTCCTTGAGGTACTCGATCGCGCTGGAGTACATCTGTGCTTTGCTTTTTATGTTCGTGTGCCATCCAGGCTTATCATCGCTGCCTTTGAGTATAAGTTCGGGGGGCAGCTCCGCAATAAGTACATGTCCGTGATTGTTTCTCTCGGGCATGATTTTGGCCCTGTTATAAAAGGTGGAGAGCTCCTCCAGGTATGACGCGAAGATTGCGGGCTCGAACTTGCCGCTAATCGTTGCACACTGCTCGCCGGCCGTGTCGAGGACATCTGCAACGCTGTCGTCGCTCGAAGGGTTTCCTTCAGCAGGGTCTGCTCCAATTACGTATCTACCCATCAGCTCGGGGGCCTTGAAAATGACAAGCCCTGGTAGGTCACCTTTCGTGTACTGCATGGGCTCGAATACTTCCCTTAGAAGCTTTGGAGGTATTCGTTTGTCCGTGGACAGTGCTTCGAGTGCTTCGTCAACCGTCTCCGGATACTGTTCGTGTAGCTCGTCAAGCGTCCCGGTCCTGCTGAGGGAGTCGTTCTTGATGTCCTCATACCATGCGTGCGTTCGCTCTGGCCGTACCCACCATGGAAGGAAGACTGGGAACCATGGATTTAGTTTGTTGAGTGCGTCTCTAAACAGCTTCTTGAAAGGACTGTTCGGTTCCTTCTTATTCGACCGGCTGATCATCATCATTGAGCCGCCCGCGTCGATTGTTGGCTTCACTGCAGCCATTAGGGCGTTGAGGTCGGGGAGGAGGTCGGCCTCGTCCACTAAGGCTGCAGTCGCTGTATACGAGTCACCTGCGGTGGTTGGAAACCCATATGCGATAGACCCATTGGACAGCTGAAACGCCAAAGTATTGTCTGTAAGGACCTCACGCGCTTGCATCCATTCGGGGATCCTTTTGTACATCTCTCGAAGCCGCCACATCAAGTATGCTGCTTCGGTCTCACGCCTCGAAAATACCAGGACTGTAGCTGAGGCACGGAAGATCATTAGCCACAGCAGGTACGCTAAACATAACCAGGTCATTCCCAACTGACGGGCCTTCAGAATGATTGTGAGGGCGTGTGCTGCAATGGCCATGGCCGCGTTCTTCTGGTCAGGCCACAGACGGAAGGGTATCCAATCAGTTTTGACCGCGTCGTATATCAGAATGTAAGTGTCAACAAAGTACGCGAAGGACTTGGAGCACTTCAGCCACTCGACGTTGACTCGTTGTTGGCTGTCCATGCTTCGAGCTCCTTCTCGGCTGCTGCCAGGTCTTCAGCTCTCAGTTCTTTGGTGATTACGATGGAAGCTGTCTTGACGCCAGCCCGATCTAGGAGTTCTTTCGCAGCGGCAACTTTTAGTCTGGGGTTCATCAGTGACTCGATCAGTGCGTCCACAGCCTTCGGCGCTGCCTCACGAATCTTTCGAGCTGCTTCTTCAACTGCCTGAATGGCTTCTACCATCGCGTTCTTGTCAAACTCGTTTGCCCGACCCTTCCAGTCGAACTCATTTGAGATGTCTTGCCATTCTTGTGACAGGTTGATCCAAGAACCCTCCGCTATGCGTATGGGTTCTACTTCATGGAGGTAAAGCAAGTACGCCTTACGCAGCGACCGCGTATAGCCTAGTGGCAGGTAGTATTTATAGAAAAAGTTGAATTCCCGGTTCGGCTCATCGATACGCTGGCCCCAGGGGGGAGTATTATTTGCGTCCATAGTTTCCTGTTACATCAATTATCACGATATTTTGTTTCTTGGCCAGGGTTGACTTCTAGAACATCTTTGATCACTGGTTAAAAAATGAAAAAAGATTATAATTATTATCATCAATTTTACATTTACACCCTGTCTGGGGGAGGGCGTGGAGTTGGAGAGAGAATGGCTGTCACCACTATTACACCTCAAGCTGAGATGGAAATCATCGAGATGGCTCGATCTGAGCAGTTCTCCCCTGATGCAATTGCGGCAGAGGTTGGTTGTTCCCTGTCCGCAGTTCGAAGGGTGCTATTGAAGGCAGGAATCGAGTTGCACAGGGCCAGCAAGGTCGACGCTCTTGGGCCGGAAATAGTTGGGGATATTGTTTCCAGATATAATGCAGGTGAGAAGGTGAAAAGCATCATTTCTCAGCACGGGATTGACTACAACACCCTGTACGCAGCACTTGCACAGGCGCAGGTCGACGTGCGCGTACGCGCCGATTATCTCGAAGGGGCTATGGAACAACGCAAACGGCAAGCTGTGGCCATGTACGAAGCAGGAGAGCCTTTGTGGCGAATAAAATCGGAGACCGGGTTTCATCAGCCAACCCTCCACGGGATCTTGCATGAGCTTGGGATAACGCTCCGACGTGATCGGGCAAGAGAAAGGAGAGCCAATGAGAACCATGCAGAAAGCGAATGGCGTGACGGTGATGCTAGACTACGGAGAGCCGGTGATGGCAGCAGTGGCCTTGTTGAGGAGTCAGTGCCTAGATGAAGAGTGTGTGTTCTTCATCGAGATTGGGTACGAAGTAGTTAGGAGGGAGGTTGTGTGGGTAGTAGGGGAAGTGGCTGAGTCCGGAGACGCTGAAGTCCACTTTGGTAGAACGGAGTTTCTTGGTGTGGGCGTTGAGCCTTATTTGGTGCAAGCGGATAAGTTGTTCTTCGTCGTACACACTTTGATTGGGGGTACGCTTTCTGCCAATTAGGTGCGGGGTGCCGGGGTTCCTTTCGCCTCGGTTTGCCCTGTGCTTGTTTGGAACGTCGCCACCCCGGGGCTCCGGCTAGGTGACGTTTGATTTAGGAGACGCCTCATGCGGCAGATTTGCTGGTGTGAGGCGTTTTCTTGTGCTATCCACCGACACCAGGTGATTCCGGCTAGCAAATCGCTTACCCGGTGACCCGATATCAGGTATAAAAATCACGGTTAGAACATGTCATTCGACACTAGACGGACAGGACCTAGGGAGGTTATACTATTATTAGAGCTTTACCAACTATAGCGTAAGGCCGAAACATGTATATCTTGAAAGGAGATTATCATGTCCGCAATGTATACCATCAAGCAGTTCTGTGCAGCCACCAACCTATCCGAGGTCTACGTTCGTCGTATGATCTTGACAGGCAAGCTGGACCATACCAAGGAGTATATCCCTGGTACCAATATTCCGCGGAACCTCATTCCGGAGGAAGAGCTGGCTCGGTTTCAAGGCAAACGTTCCCAGCGGAGAGAGGACGGTCGTAACAGGTTCGTACTTCACTCCACTCCTGCAGAACTGAAACGGATCCAGGAGGTTATGGCCAAGGAAGGTATTGGGTCGATCATCACCAAGCAGAAGCAGTACAAGCCCAAAGCCAAGTAACCAAACTACCTACCTACGTACTAACGTAGGTAGGTATTTTTTTTATGCAAGTTGCCAAATTTTTCTCTCCCCCTCTCCCCTCCCAGGCGACTCGCTATGGAATAGGATACATGGGTGAGTATACGCAACGGAGTCAGGGTGAGTACCCCCAGGCGAGTCGCGGAGCCGGAGGAGTAGCGCCGAGCGCCAAGCGAGTTGCTGCGCCGAGCGACCCGCAGAGTACGCCGAGCGCTGAGCGCTACCCGTCTACGTTTCGGTTATCTACGTAGAGCTGAAAGTCTTCGGCGATCTCTTCGTCGCTCATATCGAAGTATCCCTCAGCGAAGCGACCATCGAGGGCGACGAGCTCCTCGACGTACCCCTGAGCGTATTCTCCTGCATAATGCGACTCGATGTATTCTTTTATGCGAACGATATCCTTGTTCATAGCGTCTCCTATTCTATAATATAATTATAACTTATCACCAAAATCACCTCAAGGTATCGACGATGTATTCAGATACCCCCATACTTCTAAAAAGATCGCCGTAACCAACACATCATTGATCACTTGTATGATCATATAAAATATGTTATAATTAGGTATCAAGATAAAGATAGAACGTGGTTCTATCAAAACGAAAGGATACATACAATGAACGAGAAACAGGTAGAACAAAGACTTCGCGAGCTGTACGATTTCGATAGCGACGTCGTCGTACAAGACTATGTGAACGATCTCTCATCGGGTTTCGAACCCGTCGCTTACGAAAACATGAGAGACGGCGATCTCATTGAAGACGTAGAGCGCTATCGCGAAGCAGTTCGCGAGCATTATTTGAATCCTGCCCCCCGCTTCAGTAAGAAGATCAAGGATCCTTTGAAGATCGCGACCCTGATCCTTCAGCTTTGGGCGGCCGGCGATTTCGGTGATCTCGGTAACGACGAAGATAGCGACCCGATCGAAAATGAATTGTACTACGCCATCATCAAGGCTCTCGGTAACGATATTACAAGGTACCACGAGTCCAACAATATTTATGAAGCCGTAGCTAAAGATTTCTGGCTCATATCTAAATAAAGATAGAACGCGGTTCTATCAAAATGAAAGGATACACGATGAACAAGATTTCAGAGATGCTCAGAAAGCAAGCAGAGACACCGCTCTTCAAGCATACGCGCCCCATCTCGCGTACTGAGCGGCGCCGCATCATCAAGGCGATCATCGAATGCCTTGAGACTGACGAAACAATCAAGACGCATGTCATGAATGCAGTGTTCCCCGAAGCGAAGAGCATTGCGATCAGCCTTCTCGGTAGAGACGCCCCGCAGCATGACGACGATCGAGACTACTACGAGCTTCTTGATGCTATCATCGATCAAGGATTCAGAAGCATAGTATCAGCAGCCGACGGTCTTGAACGCTAGCAACATGAGGCGTCTAACAAGGCGCCTCGTATCCACATACAAGGAGGCACAATGTCTCTCTACATGCATATCAAGGAACTCCAGAGAGATGTAACGGAAGAGAACGCAGGGCGGCTCGCCGTGCACATCGAATACATGGTGAAATGTACGGATACGCCGTTTGCCGAGTGGCTGGGCCTGGCGCACGAAGCACGGAACATCGCCAGTGCGCCGAGCGGCAAGCGCAAAGAGCGCCTACTGGACACTCTGTGGATCATGGAGATAGAGCTCCGACGCCGCGAAGGCCTCGAACGCTACCACCGAGCCATGCGCCGCGAAAAAGATCGACGGCGCCAAACACATCATTGAGCACTTGTAAGAACCTTCAAGGTGTGTTATAATATGTATATAATGAAAAAATACACCCCTTCATCACTAATCACGAGTGAGCCTTCACTCGGTTAGGAACAGACTACAAGAAAAGGAGCCCCGAATGTCTGATCAAATGTTCTACACCATCAAGACTGCAGCCCTCGAGCTTGGACTGAGCGAGCAGTACGTTCGCCACGCCATCCGCGCAGGCAAGCTGGTCACCTCTCTCGAGCCCACGGGTCCGGAGAGCAACGTCAACCGCCACGTGATCTCGAAGGAAGCGTTGGAGACCTGGCGCGCAGCGACTTCTGAGCACTCCCGCCGTGAAGACGGCCGGAGCCGCTACATTCTGTACGTGACGCCCGACGAACTGGAGAAGATCCAGAAGCGTTACCCCAACGTGCCGATCATGAAGCCGACGTACGGCAAGAAGGAAGCGACCGACATTGGGAGCGACGACCCCATCGAACCCACTGAGATCATGGATCTCGAGCCGTCGTACTAATGTGCGAAGGATGCTTGATCATCTTCCTGATCATGGCCTGGCTCTTTGCACCCAGGCGACACTAAACGAAAGGCCCGTAGCAATACGGGCTTTTCGTGTTTCTAACCCGGAGATCTAAAATGAACAAACGATACCTGGCAATTTCAATCACACTGTTCCTGATCGCTTTCGTCTTCTTCATCCTGCTCGAAATTGAGCTCGGAAGTCTTGTCATCTTCGAAGACGGTTCCTGGATGTGGGGCGACTGGAGCGGTTGCCTGCCATTGGCCATCTGCAATGACTGACACCGAGTTCAGGAGCTACGACAACTTCATCGGCGCGATGCCTGAGTCCTCGCAACGCAAGAGCGAACGGCGACGCGCCGAGAGGGAAGCGATACAGGGCGCCCCTCAATTTGAATGCCCCGAGTGCCACGTGAAGTACGCCATATGGTTTGGCGTTTTCCGCAACCCCCCAGAAATAAGTGACGGAGGACCTTTGTACTTGTGCAAGAACTGTCACGAGTTCCTGGGCGACGACTATAGGGAGCCGGACCTGTTGCTGTAGCGCAATGCACAGGGCCGAGTTTCACGCGTAAGCGAGGCTACACATGGACACAACTATTTGCGTTGGCGGGGCGCTGATCCTTTTGATCGGCATCATTGTGGGAGTATGGGTGGCTGGTGTCGCACAACGGAACGAATGGCTGCACTACGACGAGCGCCAGGACAAGTTCAAAGTGGGCCGGCGCAAGTAGCGGAATGAGGGAAGGGGGTAAAAAAGCACGTGATGCGTGCGGGCCCCCCAGCGTCATTCGCTAAAATCGCAATCGCGAACCTCAAAGCGCTAAGCGTTGAACCAATAGGGGACGATAATCGATTTTCGATAATCATAAGATCATAATTTTCTTTGATTTCTGATGCTTTTCTTTTTTGAAGCATTGCGCTATACAACATATATGGTAGTAGTAGGTGATAGACTAGCACCATGAAAAAGATTTATTCAGATTTTACATAGATTTTTTTATAACTTTGATTATTATTATTATTATTATTATTATCTTCTCTCTACTCACTCACTCACTCACTCTCACATACCGGACACAAGGCCAAGGCGCCATGGAAGAAGGTAGCACATTAGTGACACCTTGCCTGTTTCGTGTTTCTGAGTTATAATCAATCCACAGAATAGGAGACCACACAGCATGACAATTACCACGCTCGAACAACTGTACGCACGTGCCCTCCCCCCCAACGAGAACGGATGCATCGAGTGGCAGGGCTCTTTTGTCAACGAAGGAAAGTACCCTATTGTCGCTTTTGACGGTGAAGTTCACAAGGTACACCGTCTTGCTTACATGCTCGCACACAATGTCACTCTGTCCATGAGGCAAGATGTACGCCGTACGTGTAAAAACAACACGTGCATCAAGGCCGAGCACCTCGTTATGAGCATGGACGCAAACACGAACGCCAAGCTTACCGAACATGATGTTCTCGAAGCCCGAAGGAGATATGCTGCAGGTGAGTCCGCTTACGCACTGGCAAAGTATTTTGGCGTCGGGGGTACGACAATGCGTAAGCTCCTGGCACGCATTACTTGGCACTATCTCAAGCCTGACCCTGAACCCGAGCTCGAGCGCCGCCCCAAGTCCGAGTAGCCGAAGAAAAAGATCCCCTAATCTAAACACATCATTGATCACTTGTCAACATGTAAAAAAACGGTTATAATATATATACAATGAAATCAAACCCCACCCCTCTCCAACAAATGAAAGGAACCCTCACCATGTCAAGATCAACAGTCTACATACGTTTCACCCTGTCGGCAAAGGCACGTACACATTCTTACGTCTTGGGCACGCAGGTCATCAACGAAGATGAGCCAGAAGTACTTCCAACCGTGGCCGAGAGCCTACACGAGGCCCTGTGCAAAGCAATTCACGAGAATGACCCTTCCGCGCAAGAATGGCTTCAATCCTTCGTGGATGACATCTCCTCAATGGAAGAAGAGCTTCACGACGTCAGCAACCTGACCTCGTACGACGCAGTCCTTCAAGCAATAAAGGCACTTCTGCCCGATCCCGCCCGACACACAGTATTCGTCGAAATGTTTCGCCAGGTACTGATACGGGCTCAAGCCGAATTCCGTAACACGCAGATCGGAACAGGCGATGACGCATTCATCGACGGCACAGGTGACGCATTCATCGAATCTGCTCTAGAGACCAAAAGCGCCCCGGAATGAAAGGAACCCATAACATGTCAACAGGATTCATATCCCTTGGTGTCAACGGCAGAGTTATCAACCTCGTGCACGTTGTCTCCACAACAGGTCTCAGTACCATTATGGACGAGGAAGCTGCGCTGTACCATAACCACCCCCCCATCGGAACTCCCAAGCTGGGGCTTACCTTCATCGGAACAGCTACCCCCGGCATCGGCTACGAAACCGTAAGTGAAACACTCTACGGCGACGAAGCCATCCAAGTGCACAACTTCCTCAACACTCTGGCCTACGATTTACGGCCACGGCCACCCTTGCCAACTGACTTCTTCGACGAAGGCAAGTTCCAAGAATGGGTCATCGAGCTTATCAACAATGCCTCCTTGCATACCAATCAGGATCCTATGCATACCTATGCGAAGTTTGAGCGTCTGCTAGCCGGCTTCATGATCCAACAACTAAACACCTTCCGCATGACTCAAGCCAATGGCGAATTCGCTTCGAGTGACCCTAACGGCGACGACTACCTGGCTTGGGAAAACGCCAACCTCGAACTCGAGGAGGACGAAACATGAACACGCTAACTATGCAAATGGACAGCGATGACCAACGCGATGTGGGCACCAGGCCCAGCGACGACGACGAACCTCTAACCAAGCGCACGCAGGAAGAGATTGTGAACAAGGTGCTAGAAAGAAAAAGAGAAGCCCCCTACGGCTTCTTCGACTTCGCCGTCGCCGACCTCATTGCGTATCTCGACATTGAAAGAGCAGGCCCACTGCTACTGGGGACCGACACCAAGAGCAAGAGTCGAAAAGCATGGTGGGAGGAATCACGCGAGCATCGTACACCCCAGGAAGCAATGAGAGTGTACATGCCTTTCGCTTGGGAGAAAGCTAACAACTGCCGCGGCCTCAGCGCCTTGCGCACAATGCAACACTACTGGGCCTGGCTCTGGCTCGACGGTGCTCCCGACGAACTGGTCAACTCAACTCTTGACTACGAGTTTTACGGGAAGCCAACTCTTGTCGCCGTGTGCAACTACCTCGACCTCGACCCTGACAAGTGGGACGACGGCATTCGAGTAAACGAGGAACCATGACACCTAACCCTCCTAAAGAGTTCCCCTTGGACGAAATCGTGCAAGGCCTCACACCCCTTCCGGCCGCGCAATTTCCCTTCTCCACCGAAAAGTACGCACACGACGCAGTCACACTGCTTCTGCATGTCAAGGAGCGCGTACGTAAGTTCGGATGGATCTTGGAAATCACATACAGCGACGGCCCTCCGCGGCCGTTCGACCAAACGATGCTCTATCCAACCGACGACAACATGGCCCCTGACGAGTGGGCATATTGGCAAGGTAAGGCCCTGATAATGATTGACGCTCTGTACAATGCCTTGAACATTCGCCGGTCTATCCTCATCATCAGTCTACTAGCTACGAACCCGCAGCCCAAAGGCGTGCGCAGGGTGGATAACGTACTACAAGGTAAGGGCAAACATGACAAATGACGAACTAACTATCCCACAAGTGGCAAAAGAACTGGGCTTCACCATTCAGTATGTAAGGTACCTTATTCGCACTGGCAAGCTCTCCTCGATACTGAGACCCATCTTCGAAGGGGCCTCAACCCAGAGACACATGATTTCGAGTGAGGAAATCGCTCGGTACCTAAGTGAAGCACACACTCACTCGCGGCGGAACGACCGTCGCAACAAGTTCATCTTCTACGCTACGCCTGAGGAGTACACAACCATCCTGGCTCTCGTCCGCGAAGCCAACCTGGCAGAAGTAGCAGACACTATGCTGCCCGCAAACACTGTAAAAGCCATGGGGTTCCTAAGAAGCAGCAATAGCCATGGGACGACGGGATTTGTAAAATGAACATCAACGAGCCCACCGCTGCCTTCATCATCGCTGTGGCTGCAATGATCATCGCACTGACGCAACAAATGGCCCTCAACAAAATGCGTAAGGTGCTTGAATGGATTATACAGCACGTTACCATTGTGTCCCAGAGCAAGTCGGACCAAGAGCAACTAGAGCAAGCAATGAAAGCTCTGGGCATAAGTACAAGAAAGGACGGTGACGAAAAGTAACCCAAAAGTTTACCCTTGTCAACAAACCAGTTCTGCTTTATAATCAAGACAATCCACGACCACACACTGGTCTGGATATTCTAAAAGAAAGGAGCATACCACAATGACCTCAATCGATCTTTCCAACATCAACTTCCCCGACGTTATGGGGATCCGCGACTCCGCACTCTATGCCGGACTCAGCGAGCAGTACGTGCGCACCATGGTACGTAATGGAACCCTCGCTGCGACCAAGACGGAAGCAGGCGAATGGCAGATCACCAAGGCCGCACTCGACGAGCTGAAAGCTAAGCCTCGTTCGCGTGGCGGTGGTGCAGAACGCGCCAACGGTAAAGCCTACGTCATCAACGTCAAGGTTTCCGACCTGCCTGCAGTTGAAGCTGCATTGGGCCAGTTCGGGATCAGTCTCAAGCCGCGCTACGTGTACAAGGCCAAAGTCAAAGGCGCAACACCAGCCGCGACCGAGACCACCGAATCGACCGAAGCCGAAGCCGAAGCCCCCTCGGGCCGTCGGCGCAACCGCTCGTAACAGAGTACGTCCCCGCAGTGAGCAGCAATGGGCGTCTATCTATCCTAAGTCGGTAGACGCCCTGTTCGCTCCCACACCACGCCCTAATAAAGAAAGAAGGCAATTATCATGTCACGCACACAATCAGCCCAATCAGCCGAGATTATGGAAAAAATGAACGCGGCCGCGGAAGAAGCACGCAAGGAATACCCAAAGGGTAAACTTAGCGCTGACGTCGGCAGCTGGATGAACAAGTGGTTCATGAAAGCAGGCTACAAGCGCCTCAGCATAATCATCCTCCAAGAAGAGAACATACGTCCAACAAAGCGCTTCGAGTGACCAATGAGCCGCATCATTTTCGTCATTGGCAAGTTCCTAATCGCACTGTGGGACACCCTCCTACATGTACTGTGGGTCTTGTTGGCCATCATCGACGTGGTGTTCTACTTCTCCACACTGACGCTCTGGAACCCACGTCTCAGTGACCGCCTGACCAAGTGGATGCTAGAGCGCCATCTGAGGTAACCACCACATGGGTCTTTCATGCTTCAGACTATGGATCGGCCTAACGGCAATAGCTGTGTGCGGATGCTCGTTCTTCTTTTCGCTGGACGACATCAACTACTCAGGCGTGCTCCAGTGCGCCGTCATCCTATGGCTCGCCGGCGGAGTGGCCGGATTCTTTGCCGACCTTCTGAACGGCGGCCCAGGGAGCTTTATATGATCATAATCATCGTCATCTGGGGCCTGTGCACTGCGTTTTTTGCCGGCACGGGTCTCGATCTCACACAATCAGCTCTGGCAGGGCTACTTGCCACAATGGTAGGAGTAGCACTTACAACATGAGCGCAACAGTCATCGCACTGCTAATACTAGGAGTACTAGCCATGTCACTCAAACGACGAAAGAAACACATGCAAGCTATGCTACGCGGAAGGCGAAATCGCCCTAACCCTTCAGGCATTGAGCACATCAAGACGCAGCACAGCCGCGTCCGAGGCCCTGGTCGAACACACAGTAAGCCCCGCGACCACTAACCATCCAACCACTCCATAGAAAGGAGTACTCTACAAGATGAACATTCAGTTCAAGACCCCACCCAAGCCCCTGCCCCCCAAGAAAAGCAGCCCCAACGGTAACAGCGGCAGCACCAAAGGCCAAGGCGGCACGGCAAACCCACGTCCGCACTAGTAGCAGGGACGCAGCGAAGTGAGAGAACTGGTCATACGTCCGGCGAGGGCGTCGCTGACACCAGTGGCCAGTGGTAAAAGAGCTCTAAGTATGTTGGTTCAAATCCAACCCGCTGCGTCGTTCCTTCCCTGTCGTGAGACGCAACACAGCGTAGTTTCAACAAGCCGCAACCAGCGACAGGGAAGCATGGAAGTTCGTGGCACACTTGATTAGGACACATCTTATTAGTCCCACGTTAGTCGTTGATGGAGCTGGCGTCACCCAGCCGCGCATTGGGACGCCCCTACCGAAAATGTTTGTGTCGCTGCTTCAACTGGCTCCTCTGTCAGGCAACTGTGACGAAGCGAGACGCTGAGTGAGGTCGGCGCGCAGAGGAGCCTTATGTACGAGTTTGTGTCAGCAGTGTTTATAATCTATGCTTACCTAGGACTGCTTGGCATCCTGGGCTATGACCTTCCTTGGCCATTGATAAAGAGCGTCTTTATAGCCATTGCTGTATCCACAAAGGCAATAACCATGATAAAGCAAGTGGAAGTGAAAGTAGAGGACATTATCAAAGAGCTCGAGCAGATGGCTAAGAGCAAAAACCCCGTAGAGAGGGCTTTTGTACGATTGCCACTAGCTCATTTTCGTGACCTGCTCGCACAGGGAATCACTCACGTATCCGTCCCCGACTTAGAAGAGAGCACGTAACCGCAAACCTCGCTCGTTTGTGTTACCTAATATGTTACGTGCTCTTCTGTGAGCCGAGGATAACATGAAGAAGAAGAAGACCGAACCTTTGATTCCTTTGCACACCCGCATGGTGGGTACCGGAAGGCGTAAGTATGAGGCTAAGTACCCCCCAGGAGGGGAAGCACTCAGACCATCTGAGTTTCGTAAGATGGTATTCAATGCGCTTGACTATGACTCATGGGTACACATATGGGAAGACCTTAAGTACATTGTGCTATTCATCGAGATCCTAGTCTTGCTCGCGGAGATTGTACTATGGCCGATCATACTTATACGATAATGGACATTAGCGACGAAGGCGACGGAAGCGAAATGATCGCCGTGTGCAATGACTGCGGAGCACAGGCGCCAACCGAGGCGCAGGTCGTCCACTACCCCACATGCGAACCTGGCGAATCAGCCAAGTGGGAGGCCTTCTACGACAACGCACCTTCGCAAGAAGAAGATGAGAAGGCTGACCGAGAATACGAGGAGTACTTACGCAATGCCTCTTAGTCTGCTCAAGTTTCGCATCTCTAACACGTATACCATCATAGTTGTAAAGTGTCGCCATACGAGATGCAGGATGCCAGCCGAAACTGAAAGGCTGTACTGCAAGGAACACGACACCCTGCCTCTATCCTGGTGGCTAAAGTGGCTAAAGTGGCTAAAGGTGGTGCCCAATGAATGATATACTTATAGACCTGCACAACGCGTTCATGACCTTAGAACGAATGAAGAGCAGCGTAGTAGAGGCCGAAGCCGTGTACAAGCACGCAACCAGCGCAGTATGCGCAGAACTGTGCCCTGTGCATATTCAGGTGGGGGACATCTTCGCGCTGTACGTGGGTGATTGGAAGCTCTTGGCGCATAAGGTTGGCGAGAAGGAGTTCGAAGCAACATGGCTACAAAAGTCGGAATGAAGGTAATACTCAAGCGAGGAGTGCTTGGAAACTCCGAAGGGACCGTCGGATATGTGTTCCATACCTACCCTGATTACGACGGACTAGGTAAAGGAGCAGAGATTATCTTCCCAAACGGTGAATACGATGGCTTTTCGGTAAAGGAACAAACCCTGTACCT